TGTCACTGGTCTGACTGCATCTGGTGGTGTACGAGAGATTTACGTCAACTGGACTAACCCGATTAACAATGACTTCAACTACACTAAAATCTACTATGATGACGACAGTGGTATTGGCGGGGCAAGTCAGCAAAACGTTACAGGTGAGTCTTTTGTCTTAAGTAACCTTGACGCCAACGACACCAGATATTTCTGGGCGCAGGCATACGACACTTCTAACAACACGCTAGGTTCTTTGGTTGGGCCTGTTAATGCTACTGTTAAAGACATCACTACTGATGATATTGAGAACAATGCAGTTACCGAAGATAAGATTGCTGCTAACGCTGTAACTAACACTCAGATAGCTACTAGCGCAGTACAAACCTCCAACATCTTTCCTGCTGCTGTAGTCACCGATAGGATTGGAGACAATGCAGTTTCAGCGATTGCTGGGGCGTCTTATTCTGTTGGTAGTATTCCTACAAGCTCCGCTGCTTATATACCTTTTGGCCCCCTTACTGTTACTAATAACAAGGCTTGTGAGATAGTTCTTGTAGCTAACTTTGAAGTTGTTAGTGGTACACCAGCTTCAGGAGATGTTATTAAGTTTGAAGCGATTATTAACGGGACTGGTCAAACTACAGTAAGTGAAGACCTTCGTTCTGTTGGAGACGGTATTCCGGGAGATCATACAGTAGTAATTTTTTCTAATAGTATAGCTGCACAAAATTTTACTGTTGAAGGACGGGCCTTCCGAACTTCTGGTAGCTCTACTGCTGGATTAACTTGTAGAGCTAACCTGATCGTACATAGGATGTTTAAATGAGCATTTCTTATAGCGCATATGACCCAGAAACCGGCGAGATTAAATTTGTTGCTTATGGACCTGATGATTTTGCTTATCCCGCAGAAAACTATGTCGAAGGCGCTTTTGACCCCGAAGAGTACATAGTAGTAGACGGTCAGGCGCAACGCAAATCTGACTCTGTGCTTGAGCAACAAGCCATAGACAAAGCATGGGCAGACCTAACAATGGTCAGAAATGCCAAGCTACAAGGCTCTGACTGGACTCAAGTACCAGACGCTCCGGTTGACAGTGCGGCTTGGGCAGTGTATCGTCAGCAGCTTCGTGACTTGCCTGCTAACACCACAGACCCGAGAGACGTAACATGGCCCGTGCCACCCTTGTAGCATTTATTGTAGCCTTTTGGGCTGCACTCTTTGGCCTATTCTGGGCTGCTAACTCATTTTCCCACGATGGGGGGTCATTTTCCTACGAGGGGGGCTTCTCAGAGCGATCTAAGGCGCATTTATCAGAAATACACCATGACTTGTATCATGTCGTGATACTGGCTAGACAGCTCTCTGAGGTGCCGTTTGAGATCACTGACGGCCTTCGGACCCCAGAGGAACAGAGGCACTACTACGATACTGGCAAGAGCAAGACGATGAAGTCTAAGCATCTGACAGGCCTTGCTGTAGACGTGGTGCCTATTCCTGTAAGCTGGGAACCTGAAGCCTTCTACCCGATTGCCATTGCTATGAAGCAAGCATCTGACATACTCGATATTCCGATAGTCTGGGGAGGCGATTGGCGCACCTTTAAGGACTATCCGCATTTTGAATTAGTGGAGAGGCCAGATGGTCATTGAGTTCTTGAGCATGGTTGGGGTGCCTATTATAGTCGCCCTCCTATCTTCAGCCGGTCTATGGCGCTTCTTTCAGGCTCGCACAGAGCAGGAACATGAGCGACGCTCCGAGTTTCGTAGAACCTTACAGGAACAGATTGATACCCTGTCTGAGCAAGTCGGCAAGTTGAACTACCAAAAAGAATCCCTACTCCGAGAGATTGCAGAGCTTCGTGAGGCGTTGGCTGAGGCCAAGGCTACAATCCTGCACCTAGAAGAGCTTCTTCGGAGACGGACATATGAGGATCGTTAAACCCCTAGCAGCCCTATTTGTAGTCCTGTTCTTTCTGACGGCCTGTACGCCTCTAGGCTTGCTCTCACAAGGAGCTACCATAGTCGCAGAGGCCACAGGCAACCCTCAGTTAGAACAGGCTACAGAGCTACTGTCCGATGTTGCGGGAGATGCCGTCCCTATGGCTGGCATTGTCAACATCACTAACACGAACTTCATGCTGCTGGCATTATTGATATTGGGTTGGATACTTCCATCTCCCGGTGAGATACTGAGGAAGATCTTTCACCCTATAGGATGGCTAATCAAAACACTGCTAATTAAAAAATAGATTGGCCAAACTAAAACCCCCGTAGGTTGATTCCCACGGGGGTTCTTTTATGCCTAGATTTAGGGAGGCTTAGAAGCGGAGGCCGATACCTGCAAGGATACGACGCTGGCCACCCTCAAACTGATCGTCGTAGGACCAGCTTACACGGCCATCAAAGTAGACGTTCTCAGCAAGGTTCAGCTTGTAGCCAGCACCTACTTCTCCACCCTGCCAGTCCAGAGACCAGCCGTCGAAGCCGACTTCGGTGTTGACAAAGGCATACTCACCGCCAACGATCATTGGGTGGACAGAAAGCTCCAGATCAGCAGAGACATCACCCCACTCGTTACCATCACCAAAGCCGATGATGTCGCCGCCAGAATCACCCCAACTGTAGTTCAGGCCCGGAGTGATCTTGAACTTACCAAGGTCTGCTTCAGTGTAAGCCCGTGCTTTGAAGTTGCTGTCAGTGGTGCCAGAGAGTTCTGCAAAAGCAGATACGCCTCCCCCGCTGACACCAGTACCGAGAGCGATAATAGTCTCGTCTTCAAAGGTGGTGCCAATCTCAACATAGGTGTTCTGTGGAGAGGCAGTATAAACCTGATCCACCTGTGCTACTGCTACACCGGCCAGTGCAACAGCGATAATGCCGGAAGTTAGAAACTGTTTCATTTTTTCCTCTTATTATAATTATAAACGAGTGGGGGCCGAAGCCCCCTTCTGTTCCAAGGCCCCTCGTAGGCCCGTCTGTTATGCCGCAAGGGCTACAGAAGGTGCAACATAATTGTTAGCACTTATCAAGGTTGGCTCTTACGGAGCCACTCGGTTGCCTCATTATAGCGTCTAGTACCAGTCGATCCTAGTTCACCCCCATAGTTGGTGGAGGTGCGGGGTACTGCCCCCCGGTCCTGCTTACTGTCTTCTACAAATCAACGGCGAACAACTAGACCAGCGTAAGGGTCTTATTTCCCTTGGGGGTGGTCCCTGTTTCTGCGTAGATGGAGAGTGCTTCTGACCAAGTGCCGGGACCTAAATCATTTAGGTACTTGAGCAGAGTCTTCTTCCTGATCCTGACTGGCACTCTAACAGCAGCGTTAAGGCTAACCCTGCCGTAGATCATATCAGCACCTTCTACAAGCTTCTTAAACTCTTTCAGGTTGTATGCTTTCATAGGCTATCCAGTGGTGTGTACAGATCATAGAGGCTGTCCATGTAGTTCATGTTGCCCTCATACCCGTCTATCATAGCGTTGAAGCCTGCACAACCATTCTCTTCGATGTAGCCCTTGGCTTGCAGGAATGCCTCAAAGAACTGTCGCTTCTGTACCTCTATGACAGTCTCTTCGCTAAACTCGTCTTGAGAAGAGGTCATAATGGTAAGCAGAGCGCCCAGAAAGGCTGGTGTAGCCTCTGGGTCCAACTCTCCGCACTGAGCGATATGGGCCGCTGTGAGCGCTCCTATGTCCTTAGTATCGCTCATAGCCTTTTGGATAGGCTCTTCAGCTAAGGCCACACCGGGGGCTGATAGGGCTAACCCCAACAAAAAATACTTCACAATATGTCCTTACCTTGTAGCCTGTTGATCTCCATCTCAGCGTAACGCTGTACTTTACGGAGGTCGGTTATCCGGCTCTCTGTTTCGTCCTGTCCCGGGTATAGCTTACTGCCCGCTCGACATGCGTATTTAACCATATTCCCAACTTCAAACGATAGGCGGTTGGTCATAATGAATGTAACAGGTTCTATTTTGTACTGCGTGTAGTGCGGAGGGTGCTTTACAATGCTGGCCTCCGTCTCTAAATCTTTTCCTGCATAAAGATCGAAATCCACTGCCGACATACTTCACTCCTAACAACATCATCTATTGTAAACTCAATGACAGGTACAGACACGTCATACTTTCTACTGAGGTAGACGATCTTAGCTAGACCGTTGGCCTCTTTGAGGTCTGACTGTTGTACGTCACCATTCAGGACGATCTTAGACCCCTCTGCCACCCGTGTCAATAACATCTTGATCTCATGGGTGGTTATATTCTGGGCCTCGTCTACAATGATGAAGGAGTTCTCAAAGCTCCTGCCCCTCATTAAGGCTAAGGGGGCTATCTCGATGTTACCGTTCTTTAGTGCGGTATCGAGAACCCCCTTGCCCATCCATTGCTCTAGGACATCCAGAGTAGGCATTGCCCAAGGTGTAGCCTTATCTAGGACACCACCGGGCAAAAACCCTATGTCTTTCCCGACAGAGACGTGAGGTCTGGTTATGACAATCTTGTCTATGTCTTTGTCGAGATACATCTGTGCAGCAAATGAGGCTGCTATGTAAGTCTTACCCGTCCCCGCTGGACCCAGAACTATCGTCTGTGGACTGGTCTTTAGGGCGTTTAGGTACAGCTTTTGTCTTTCTGTCTTTGGTTGTAGTGGTGGCCTTTTTGGTGCTTGCGGTTGCTGCTTCTTTTGTGACTTCCGTCCAACCGTTCTCGTCATGTCGAATTAGTTTCGCTTCTTTCACGGGTATATGGAAGAATAGTTCGCCGGGTCGGATATTCGGACCATAGGCTTGCTTAAGCCTGTCCGAGGTTAGTTGTTCGCCTTTGACGATCCAGCATTCTTTGCAGTCACCACGAAATACGAAGAACGTGATTGTTGCGTGTTTCTGTAGGAGCCGTGCCTTCCGCCCCGGAATGCGGAGGTCTTCCCAATCTTTCGGCCATTCTTCCTTCCAAGAGGCTTTAACTTCGGCTTCACTGTAGAACGTCTCCTTATCCTTGATGGATACAACATCAGCGTAGTAGTTTTCCTTGATCCGCTTGATAGTATGACCTTCCTGCTCAAGGTAGCTGACTAGGGCGTCCTTAGTGGGTACGTCATACTTATCGTACAGGTCTTTCTCGAATGGCTTATAAGTCATGTTTCTGGACTCCTTCGTAGCCTCCTAGATACTGGCCCTCATGGGTCCAGACTTGCGGCACTGTACTATAGCCTGCTTGCTTTAACAAGTACCTGATCCACTGATTTTTGTACTCAGTGATGTCAAACTCGTCATACAATACTTCATGGAGGTCTAGGTGTTCCTTGACTGCATGACAGGAGGGGCAGTTAGGTTGGGTGATAACGGTCCAAGCCATCAATCATTCTCCATCAGGGCTTTCCAAGAGACAGGAAACAGGTTCACCATTTCCTCAGCAATCTGGATTGCCACCTCTCGGGTTTCGGTTTGACTGTCAGGCCCGAGCCTCAGCTTACACATGTCAGCAAAGGCGTCAAGGCTACCAGACCACCACCAGCTAGTCATCATGGACTGTGGCAGCATCATACGAGCCTGCTCTGGTGCTACACCATAGGCCAGCATATACTCGTACATCTTCAGCACACGGTCCATGATCTCAACGTACTGTTGCTGCATGAACTGCTGGTGTTCCTTCTCGAAAGCCTCACCAGAGCCTTGCTTCTTGTTCTCTGGCCGCTGACGCCAGTGATCAGGGCTGTAGATGTCAGGCTCTTCATCGACGTATCTACGGCTCACCTCGTTCCAGCGCAAGAACTTATGCTTCACCAGTTGACGGGCTACAAACACAGGAGCATCCACCTTGAAGGTCACGAAGGCATGACCGAAGGGTGAGGTGTGCTTGTGCTTGGCGAGGTAGTGGATCAGCTTCTCATCTTTGTCGGAAAGAGACGAGGACTCCTTATCAAAAGAAACCCTCGCCGAGTTTACTACCGACAGATCACTACCACAGTGATGCTTTAGGACTACGTTAATCATGTCAGGTCTACGATCTCACAGCTATCTGCGCTACAGGCCAGAGACTGCATGCCCGTAGTATTGTCTTCTACTTCATACTCTCCTAGCTGATTCCAGTCAAGAGAGGAAGGGAAGTCTTTTGCCAAAGCCTCATAGTCTTCCTTGCTGCACTCTTGGTAGGGGGCCTGCTGGTAGACATGATCAGAGTGTGGCAGGAA